GTCGACAATCTAGAAACCCGAGTGTTCTCATCGGGTCCCATGGATTACCTTGTGTTATTCAGAATGTATTTCCTCGGGTTCATGGCTAATGTCATGGAGAACAGAGTTGATAATGAACAGTCAATTGGTACAAATCCTTTCTCTCGAGACTGGATGCGTACTGCCAAGAAACTCAAGAAGTTTGGCGCAGCAGTTTTTGCTGGCGACTTCTCAAAGTTTGACGGAACGTTAAACTCGGGCATTATGCATGCCTTCGTGGATATTATCAACGAATGGTACGATGACGGTCCAGAGAATGCACTTTTGAGGCATACTCTCTTCCTGGACATTTTCAACTCTTTACATTTGTGTGGCGACCAATTTTATGGTTGTACACACTCACAACCCAGTGGTAATCCAATTACCACAATCTTGAATTCATTCTACAACTCAGTATCAATGCGTATAGCTTTTTACCGCTGTATGCGAGCCGCTGGTTTATCAGGGCTTGAATTTAAGGATTACGTCTCTATGGTATCATATGGTGATGACAACGTGATTAATTTTGCCATGTCTATAAAAGACTGGTTCAATCAAAACACTGTGTCAAAAGCCTATGCTACCTTTGGGATGATTTACACTGACGAAAATAAGTCTGGCACTATGCAAGACTTTAAAACACTCAGTGAAGTTGGATATCTCAAACGCGCCTTCAGAGAGGATGGCGGACTATGGTTCGCACCCCTCGATTTGGGTGTTTGTCTCGAGATGTGCAACTGGATTCGTGATTGTCCAAATCACGAAGCCGCAACCTGCGAAAATATTGAGGCTGCGTGCAGAGAATTATCTGTACACAGCAAATCTGTGTTTGATGAGTGGGCTCCAAAGCTCACTAAGGCCTTTTACACAAAGACCGGCATCTACCCAGAAGTCAAGTCGTATTCCACCTATTTGGAGGATAGACTTGCTGAATATTAACCAACATTTATGTGTTGTAGTAGACCACTACAACCTTGTTCCTACTTCACTGTAGACCTTTGTTGGTTTGCAGTAATTTCTTTTCCCACTGGGTTTTT